TACCTCGCTGTAATCCACCGTTGCGTCTTCGCTGATGATCAAATCATTGAACACATCGGCATTCAGCACCAGCGGGTCATCCTCACAACTTGGGATCTGCTGGCATTTGAACACATCATCCTCAAAAAATATTTCAAACGGGTAATACAAATCCCGCAACTGTGTCAAAATTGTCCACACACTGGTCGCCGCATCAAACTCCTGGTCATAAGGGATCGTTCGGTTCCAATATTCTACAAATACTTTGTTGATCCCCACTTCCTGTAATAGCTCCACCATCGCCCTGCGGATTCCACCCCCGGCCTTAAACACGGTCTTAATGCCTGTCAGCTGTCCAGCCAACGTGTCATTCAGCATTGCCGTCAGGTCCATGCAGTTAATGGTCAGGCTCCGGGTCTGCGTGTCATAGTTGTATCCGTTCTGGCTGAACACATATACCCCCTGGCTGTACCAGATAATATCGTTCAGCATCGGGGTCTTCACACCAATGTAAATCCAAACGTACTTGTTCATCCATTCGCTCTCGCTGTACTGGCTGATCGCATGTTTTTCGTCCAGCACAATGGTCGAAGTGTACGTTCGCCGGATGTCCGCATCTGCATCTACAGAAATTCTTCCCTCGGTCGTAATGCCCTGCAAACTGTCAATCGTCTTCATCCGGTCGTTCAGCAGGTCAATGCGGGTGTACAGCTCAATGTTATGGGAGTATAAGGTTCGTATGTCTTCTGTGCTTGGCACATACATCGCGCATCAACTCCCTTCAATATCTTCTGCAATAAACCCGTTGCGGTACAAATCGGTGCTGCTCTCCAAGCTGCCAATCTCCACAAAATCAAACGCCACGGCAACCTTGTCATAATGGTCACTGTAGCTGATACTCGGCTGGTTAATAATGTTCGCCATCCAGCTGCGTCCGTCAAACAGCTTCAAAATCTTCGGCTTCTTGTTGGTACACCAGTCCACAAACTGCTTGCGGTACCGGGCACCACCATCCCCGTCATAATCATCCGTGTCAAAACTGTATTTCAGCACAGTGGCCGTAAAATTACCCTGCTCATAGTTCAGGTCGCTACCGTAAATCACATACGGGTAACGGCTGCTCATAGTTTCCACCACACTGTTTGGCTGTGTTCTGGTCGTACTGGTCACGCTGGCATCAAATAACAGGTGGTAACTAATGTCTCCGTCCGTCAGCACCGCACCGTCAAAGCTGCTCAAAATCTTATTCGTGAACATGTCTTGCTCAGCATCGTCAATAATCGGCACAAACGCATACTCATACTCGGTGTTGCGCCCGTCTGCGTACCAATCAATATGTACCCAATTGTTCAGTTCTTTTTCCCATTCCTTCAGGGTTTCATCATTCACTGGGGTTGGCCGGTGCTTGGTTGCCAGGGTGATCCAGTTATAGGTTCCAACCCGGCGTCGTTTTAACCGCATCTCGCTGATCTGTTCTGCCCGGTAGCGTAGGTTGCCGCCCAGGGTATCACCGTTAAAAGCCGCATAAATGGCCGTTTGGGCCTGCCACCCATTGTCCAGATTGTACTTGCCGTAATCCTTGTCGGCGTCGCGGCTTAACAGCAGGTCGTCATAAACACCGTTCTGCAGCTTCAGCACATTCAGCGCCTCATTATAAGGCGGGTATGGCAAAATCGCATTCTGCCCCATCAAAATATCGGCTCCCACAATCATTCCACACCCCTCCTTTATTCCCAGCGCAGCTCAAACAGGCCGCTCTGGTTTTTCAAATACACCTTAAACCAACCATTTGGCGCACTGGTTTTTACATTGCTCTGCAAACAGTATCCGCCGCAGGTCAGTTCCAGGTAATAACATGTTTTCTTTTCGTTCGTCTGGTAATTGTAAGCATTGCTGCTGTAATCGTCTGTAATATCGCGGCGGCACAAAAACAGCTTCAAAGCATACGGATCTTCGTCCATTGTCGGCATACTAATCCCGTTGCTCCGTTTGTTCCACAGCCCAATCAGCAGCTTGTTCCAGCGGTCGCTTCTCATGTTCAGCCCCAGGGCATAGCTGCTGTCCACCACGCTTCCTTCTTCCACATGGCTGCCCTGTACCTTAAATCCGTCTTTGAACGTCATGTCGGCCTTAACCGGGTCGGTGTCATCCACTGTCAGGTCTACTGCCTGGTCCCCGGCCGATCCGCTTACATAGTGGTAGTCATCCTTGTTGTCGTTGCGGTCCTTGCCCTCAATTGTCACAACATAAGATTTCACCCAAATGCAGCCCTCTTCATAATGGTTTTCCAGCGCCACAGCCGCATAGCCGTCACCGCCCACATAGCCAATCAGCAGCTCACAAAATCCAGTGTCCAGCTTCATGCCGTGCTGGGTAATGCCCTGTGCTCTGGCGTAATAAGTCGTGTCATTGCGCAGGTTGCTGATGATATACGCCTTGTCCGGCACCCGCAGTGTCTCACTGCTCTTCACCAGGCTCTTGCTGGCATCATACAATTCAATCGTATATTCGTTCAGTTCTTCGCCCTGGGTGCTCTCGTATTGCACTGTAAACTCAAAAGCACTGTATTCAATGTTGGTTTTGTCCTTGGTGCTGATCTCTTTGAACTTAAATACCGGTGTCTCCACACAATAAAACAGCAAGATGTCGCTCCATTCGCTCCACGCACTGTCCTGGCCGCACACCCGTACCTTAATGCCAAACGCCGCGCTGCTGTTTGTAATGCTGCTGGCCTTCAAAGTAAACTCGGATCTCTGGGTACTCACCTCACCGCTCTGGTAAGTTGGGCTGCCCAGTTCCTCTGCACTCATGGCATTGGCCCAAATTTGCGCCTCCACCTTGGTAATCACACCAATGTATCGGAACCGGAATGTATAATCTTTTGTCGCATCAAATGCTGATACGGTATATAATGCTGGTTTGCTCATCCTCCCGCCACTCCCCTCCCTCTCTAAATAACAAAAGCCGCCCAACCAATCAAGGTCAGGCGGCCGTTAAAATTTTTTGTTACTTATAAATATGGTTTTAATTTTTCAATCAGTTCATATACTTTTGTTCCTGGTGCCGCATTGGACGGAACTTTTCCTGCGTTTCGTTTATCCAGTTTCCGTGCGTTTATAATCGCAGTATCTATAAAAGGGCGCAAAACAGCGTACATATCAGGCCGATTTTTATAATAATCCCCTTTGCCAATGGCGTTTAGCGCGGCTGTTAGCTTTCTCCAATAAAACGTCCGGTCTACATCAGCGTCTGTATAGGCAAAATGCAATAGATACCACAGCTCAATGCACTGGTTTGACCATGTTGCATGATAAGTCGTTTCTTCCTGCAAACTGTAAACATCACAAAGCCGCTCAACTTCATTGATTTGTTCTGCCGGGAAATTATCTGTGTCGTACACGATCCAAACGTGCTTAAACACAACCCCGCTGTTCTGCACATATCGGTGAGCTTTTTCAAGTAAGTTGGTGGTATTATCGCCCATACCGGTTATTTTTAACTGGATTCTATCCCGGTATTTTTCATTGATGATTTTCTGGATCGCATTAAAATATAAAGGCTCGGTCTTAACACCTTCTGAAGCTATTAAATGATATTCTGGCTGAATTAAACGCGGTCTATCTTGCCGTTTTTTCATCCAAACTTTGTTCCGGTCGCTCTTTTTTAACGGCTTTAAGCTCATGTCCAGTCCCCTCCTGTCAACATGTTGGCAAGATAAGGATCGGCACCGTATCGTCCTTCTAAATACTGCTTGTCAAAGGCAGCGGTACTTTTAACGCGGGTGTTGTCTTCCTGGCGTAGCTCATATAAAGAATATATTTCGCTTTCGTGTTGGTCATTCATAGCGGCAAACCAAATTTCGTCACGGCGGAATATTGTATTTTTCATAGTTGTTAAATCATGAGAACTAAATAACAACTGTGCTCCATGTTTGTTTAGATTCGGGTTCTTAAATAACTGGATTACATATCGTAACAACTTTGGATGTAATTTAGCGTCAAGCTCATCTACAACAACGGTTCGTCCTTCATTTAATGCAAGCAACAAAGCAGGCAATGCCGCAATCATCTTTTTGGTGCCATCTGATTCTTCTTCAAAAGGCAATTCATAAACCTTACCGTTGATGGTTCTTTGCGTAAATAACCGTTTACTATTATCGTCATATCGGTAGCCAGTAATATCAATTCCTACATCGTTTAATGCCCGGATGATTTTCTCTCTGGTTTTTTCTTCTTTTGCAATCAACACAATCGTTTCTGCCTGCGGGGTTGCATAACTCTGCGTAATGCAAGATTCAAACCAATTTTGCACTTCAGCAATTACCGGCAGGTTATAATTGATTGCTAAAAAAGAAAGATAAGGCATCTTTGGGTTTACATCCAGATTGATGTTGTTTTTGTTGATTGTCGTGCCAAGCGTAATTTTCTGTCCATCTCGCTCAAAAACTAACCCTGTGCGTCTGGCTCCGATTTTTTTCCACAAAAGGGTTTCATAAACAACAGTGTCTTTCAGCTCAATATAATACTGGTATTCTTTTTCTTTAATGCGGAAAAATATGCGAAATTTCGTCGGCTTATCGACAGACTCATCGTCCATCTCAAACGGGGTTACATTAACGCCCTGTTGAAAAATCATAGGCTGACGGTTCTTTTCCAGGGTGTGGATAGGCCGAACTACAACCCCTATCAGGCAAAAGAAAGCTTGTAACAGGTTTGTCTTTCCTCCACCATTGGGGCCATATACGGCGCTCACAGGGAGCAAATCATCAGCTTTGTCTTGTTTTATTAAAGTTTCTTCAAACTCAGCAGCGGCTGTCGCCCTAAAATCAAAAGTCGTTTCATCCTTATAGGACTTAAAATTTTCAAAAGAAAACTGGCAAAGCATATCTTTGGCCTCCCTTCTTAATAATAGTATAGCACAAATGTTAGTTTTATGCCATCATTTAAGAAAAAAATTCCCAAAACGGCTTTTATAAATGTCTTTTCTGGCTTTATTCCTGTCTTACATAATCCAAAACCAGTCTTGCTTTATAGCCACAATACTGTCAACTATTCTTCCGGCTTATCCTCTGCTGCATCAACCGGTGTTTCCGCGGCCTTTTCTGCCGCAGCCTTCTTAGCCGCTTCCATCTCTTCCTGTATCGCGCTCTTGCGGATATTCTGCACATCACGCAACAAACTCTCCAAAATCAGCTCCACTGCATACGGCGGCAGCCCAATCTGGTTCACACCGTCACAAATGTAAGTCTTCAACTGTTCACATTTCAAATTAAAATTTTCCATCATAAAATCTCCTCGTTAAAATTAAACCAAAATGCCGCCAATAAACCGCAGCCCATGCTGTTTCAGCTTTACATCGGTCACATACCCCTGCGCATTTTTTACAAGCTCAATACCATAAATAAACGGTACAGCCTGAGTATTTGCGTCAAGAGTGGTTACTTCTTTGCTGCCGTCCCAGCCTAAAGTTTGACCACCCCAGTTGGTGGTACCGTCATAGATGTACATAGAGTTGCCATTCCCATATAGCTGAACATTACCTCTAAGCTGTGTGGTTGAAAAATCAATAACAAATCGTCCAGAAGTATCAGACTCCTTTTGCGCAGTCAAGGTTCCAATAGCATTATTAAAAGTAATCCGTTCTGTACTCAGTCCAGCCTTAGAAAGCGATGACATGGATGATGAACTGGTAACTTCTCCGGCCCTGAATGTAATAGAAGAACCATCTAATACCATTGTATTTGTGTGAGTAGTGGTTTTTTCTGTATCATCATACTGGTAAGTATCAAGCTTTAACATAGCATCTGCAATCTGCACCACATTTTCTGTACCATATGTTTCATTGTAGCCGTTCAATCTGGCAAGCGTATTATCCCCAGACTTAATAAGGATAGAATTTTTATCAAGCGTTGTAACAAACTGTCCATCAGTCGTATGAACTACTGAATTATCCAGATCAAAATAAACGCTTCCATCCTTGGAGCTAATCTTACCAGTTTTAATCAGGTCAGAGTTAATCTCACCAGACTTAATGTAGGTCGCATTAAAGTACACATTCCCATCTTCAATAAACATGCCCTGGCTTGCTCCATTATTGGTCAGTCGGTTAAAGATGTCCTCCTGCGTCAGCTTCTTATCAACCGCATCAACCACTTCGTCTTTGTTCGTGTAATTGTCTTTCTTGCCCCAATCACCGGCATCATATGCCTCGCCTTTCGCTTTGGGTTTTCCACAAACAAGCACTTCTGCCCCCGTGTACCACAAATCACCTTCGTCATACGGCGGGTCGGGG